CCCCCATGGGGGGCGATAATCCGATGTGTAAGCTCGTGACAGCCAGTCAAAGGAGTTCCTTCGATATGGCCTAGTTCCTCGGTGAACAACTGTACGTGCGTGGAGGTTCAACTCCCGCTAGCGCAGCAATTCACGTACGCCCGGTTGGGCGCTAAGGTTCTAGGTCGTAAAGAAGTTGTCCCGAGACTGGCCCAGCTTGCCTGCACTGAGGAGAACCGCCTTCTATGCTTGCAAAAGCATAGGGGGGTCGTTCCTAGTTAGGCAATGGCTCCGGTGATTCATCCCCAAAGATGATCCGGTACATCTCCCAACAAACAAAAACCAATGTCAATGCTAAAACTTAAGTTAAACCTCGCTAGGATCGTAATACGATTCCTAGATAAGGCATACTTAAGAGTTAACGTCGACAAAGGGGTAGTCGAGCAATGGACTAGGCTCATCCTAAAGAGAGTGGAAACACGGGGTCCGGTAGACGCAGTCGGATGGCTAAAAGCCGTTAAACTAGCGTGTACTAGATACCTGTGTGGCCAACCTCTGAAGGAGTCGCCTGGATTTGGGGTTGTACTCGACGAGGATGGGCTACCGCACGCTGCAGTAGTCCCCTTCGTCGATTACTTCCGTAACGGGCTTCGCCCCCATCTACGATTGGGCCTAACCCTGCTAGGGTTGGTCCGGTTGATAGAGGGGTCGAAGGCTCCCGACCTTGATCCTATCACGCTGCCCGCAGCTCCTTATCCCTCTAGTTTAGAGGTAGAGCTGATGGCCATCGTGAAGGGTCTTGGCTGGAAGCTCACCGTTCCCGAATGGGAGCGGCCACACGTTACAACCAAATCTGGTCCCAATGCCCAAGCTTTAATCGGATCGATCGAGGACGCTTCGCTCCTTACAGAGAAACAGATTGATAACCTGCGTATCTGCGGAGGAGAGAAGTTAGTCACTACGATTGCAACCATCAAACTCTTGAACCCAAATCTTTGGTGTAAGGAGTTGGGATTGACGCCGAAAGGCGTGCAATCTCGTCTCTCTTATATCAAAGATAAGGAGGCCAAGTGTCGGATAGTGGCTATCCTTGATTATTGGACACAATCATGCTTCGAGCCTTTGCACAAAGCGCAGTTTGCGCTTTTGCGGAGCCTCAAGCCAGATTGTACCTTTGATCAAGGTAGCTTCCGATCAAAACTACCTCGTCAAGGACCATACTACTCTTGCGATCTTAGTTCGGCGACGGATAGACTCCCTGTTACGCTACAGAGAGCTATCTTAGCCGTTCTAACTTCACAGGAGTACGCGGCTGCATGGTACGAATTGCTATGTGACCGAGACTTTCTGCTTCCACGGGGAGCTGGCTCCGTACGCTACGGAGCCGGGCAACCTATGGGTGCATACAGTTCTTGGACCACATTTGCAATCACGCATCATGCGATCGTCCGGCTTAGCGCCAAACGGGCCGGTTATCCCATTGCTTGGGATAAATATGTTCTTCTTGGCGACGACATCGTAATATCAAACGATGCAATCGCTAAGAATTACATGACGATTCTTGATGAGTTAGGAGTGAAAGTCTCTGAAACAAAGACACACGTGTCGTCGACGACGTATGAATTTGCTAAGAGGTGGATTCACTCTGGAGAGGAAATAACCGGAGCCCCCCTCGGCTCTTTATTCGAGGCCATCCGCTTCATTAGGAAAGATAAGTGGTTGAACCGAGTTCCGACGGAACTTATTCGACACATATCCTACTATGAAGTGGCGACCTGGTTTAGAGAGATCGAAGGGCGCTGGTTGTCACGATCTCACACATTGGTTTCCCGGGGCTTGTTGGCGGAGTTCTTCCTGCTTCTAGGGAGAGGAGGTCTGTCAGACCGCCTTGCCCAAAAAGCGTGGAAGTTCTATCTCTTGCCTTCGCGAGAAGACACGAGACTCCTAAGACGCATAAAGTGCGAGAAACTCGGCTCTATGGTCTTGGGAGGGATCCTGGGTTGCTTCTCATTTAAGAAAAGTTCCGAGTTTATCGGAATCTACTTGAATGAGTGCAAAGCCAGGGTCCTAGAATCCGCCATCAAGCGCCAGATGGGTGAGCTCGCTAGATTCCAGTTGGAATTAGCGCGTTTCACTCATCTGGTGCCTGAAGGGTTGGATGCCCAATCGTTACTGTTCGCCTTACCTCCGTTTGCAGTGCTGATACGCAATATCAGCGAGCTGCAGTTGGAGTTCGATAAAGCGCATCGAGTCCGGGAGAGCGACGACCTTATGCAATGGTTGCATTTGGACGTGCAGCTCTTCTTGGATCCGTTTGCGACTCTATCGACAAGGCGAAACAAGACCATAGCTTCCTCGAAAGCAACTATCCTAAATCATCTTTCCGCGATGTGCGCTGGTATCAGTAGGATGCGGGCGTTGGCCGTCACAGACATAGGTCTATTAGACTTTGTGAATGTGATGAACAACTACCACGTCGTACCGAAGGCCGGCGTATCTCGTAGAAAGCGAAAACCTTCGAGTAGCGCTTAATGCTGCTATCGATGGCGGATAGGGAGGGTCTCTTCCAAAGGATATCCAATCCAGAAACCGGGGTACTTGTAAGATCCCGGCAACGGTAGGAGTCCAGAGGTTGAGAGGTCCTCCGCTTTTAAGAAAGCTCCACTCTTGGCAGTGTCGAACATCGTCCGAAACAACCTGGCTATGGCGCGTTGGGAGGTCGCAAATGCGATTAACCCTAGCGGCTTAACCTTAAGTGGTGGCCTCCGTCTTGAAAAATCCTGCCCGAAAGGGCAGGGTCCCTAGAGGTCCTTTGCATCCCTTATTCCCTTCCCTTCTGG